TGATAGCGAAGTAAAAAATATTTAAAAGGAGGTTACAAAGCAGTTTTTTTGGTGTATCATTGTTAAACATTAGACAAAAAGGAGAAGTAAAATGAGCGATTCGCAGGAAGATCTGTCGGCTGTTCCAATGGACAAGTTGGCAAAAGTTTATCGGAAGATGCAAGCTAAGATTCAAGAGTTAACGACTGCATACGAGAACGAAGTTGAGGGCATCAAAGCGCAACAAGAACTCGTTAAGAACGCACTCAAAGATCAAATGCTTGTACTCGGAGTAAAGTCTGTGAAGACTGACCAAGGCACAGTATCGCTGTCTACCAAGACACGTTACAACGCATCAGATTGGGACGCATTTAAAGAGTTCGTAAAAGAACATGATGCGCTCGACCTTTTTGAGAAACGCATTGCCCAAACTAACATGGCAAAGTTTCTTGAAGAGAACCCCAAGCTATTACCCCCCGGCTTAAACTCACACAGTGAGTACGCCATTTCAGTTCGTAAACCAACATAAGGAGAAGGTATGAGTAATATTGCTCTGTTTGATGGGGCTAAAGTCCCAGCTTTTGCAAAACAACGCGAAGGTAAATCAGCGCTTGCACAGGCGCTTGGCGGTGATGATTTCGGTAAGCGTATCTCTATCAAAGGTGGCGTGTTCCGTTTGATGTCTAGCGGTAAAGAAATTGCCAACATTGAGGAGCGCTACCTTGATGTGGTGTTCGTTAATGCGGCGCCCAAGACAAGTCGTGTATGGTACGCAAAACCGTACGACGGCGAGGCACAACGTGCTGATTGTTGGTCTGCCGATGGTGAGACACCAAGCCCTGACTCTAAAGATCGCCAAGCGGATCGTTGCATGGAGTGTCCCAAGAACGTAACGGGATCTGGTCAAGGTGATTCTAAGGCTTGCCGTTTCCAACACCGTATTGCGGTGGTTCTTGCCAACGACATCGAAGGTGACGTACTGCAAGTTGCTATTCCCGGCGCATCTATCTTTGGTGACGGCGAGAAGAACGAGATGCCTTTGAAGGCATACGCTCGTTGGTTAGCGGCTCAAAGCGTTGACCCTGAGATGGTTGTGACTCGTATGAAGTTCGACACATCTGCTGAGTCTCCCAAGTTGTTCTTTAAGGCAATGCGTTGGTTAGAGCAAGAGGAGTATGACTCCGCCGCTAGACAAGGTAAAACACCTGACGCACTCGCGGCAATTACATTCTCTGTTCCCAAGACAGACAAGGTTGCGGCTCCTATTGCTATCGAAGGTAAGAAGCCATCTAAGGTTGCTACACCTGAGCCAAGCATTGAGGAAGACGAAGATGAGGCACCACCTCCACCACCCAAGAAGGCGAAAGCCAAGGCTAAGGTAGAAGCTCCTGCCGACGATGATGTTGAAGAACCCGTAGTTGTTAAGCAAGAGAAGAAAGCGCCCGCAGTTCCTGCCAAGGCAAGCTTAGCTTCTGCTATAGACGACTGGGACGATTAATTTAATAAGGGGGCATGCGCCCCCTTTAAGGAACATCATGGCATATTCACCGCAAGTAATTGAAACCGTAAAGAAAGCGCCTAAGACTCTTGGCAATCAGCTAGGACGATGGGCGCTTCATCTTGAATTCCCCGTGACCAAGATAGCCAAAGCGACAGGGGCGACACGCCAATCTGTCTACAACTGGTTTGCAGGAGGCGAGGTCTTTGTTGCCTACCGTCCCCGCGTTGAGTCCCTCTTAAAAATTTTACAGACCTCTCCCACAAAAGAAGAGGCATGGAGAAAAGCATGCAAGTCATTCCGCCTAGAAATCTGAGTAATTCTGAGTTGATCCGTTACGCCGCTGACGTATTAGGTTCTCACGTAGACTTACCGCAAAGCGTGCAGATTGAATTGCTAAGACGTTTCTCCGCGCTCAACCCGCCCGACGAGTTCCCGCCTAAAGACCCGAACCAACTCGAACTGTTCCCACAATAACCCAAGGATACGCATGACTCCGCAAGATTTTCTCGCGGCTGTACTACCGTCTTCGGGTAATGGGTTGTACTGCGCCGTAGAATTAACAAAGAGGAACGAGCACGCTTTCGCTGACACGATTGACGAACTCCTACCTGACATAGACAGATGGCACGCCGACAGTTGCGATGTGTACTTTGCTTTATCAACATTCGATAAACCAGAGCGCAAAGCTGAAGCGGCTCAGACCATTAAGGCTTTCTTTATCGACATGGATGGCTACGCTACCAAGAAGGATGCGGGATTTGCACTCGCCGCTTTTGCGGCTAAGACGAGCATGGACAAGTTGGGGCGACCCTACATTGTCGGCTCTGGCGGTGGACTCCATGTCTATTGGGCGCTGACCGAAGCTGTCCCAGTAAGTATTTGGAAACCTGTTGCTGAGAACTTTAAGCGTCTTTGCAAACAAGAGAACCTGAACATCGACATGACGGTTACTGCTGACGCGGCACGCATATTGCGTGTACCGGGCACAACCAATTTTAAGAAGAAGTATGGCACACCACGCCCTGTTAAATTGCTCAATTCTGGCGACACGTTATCTTTTGATGACTTTAAAACTTGGATTGAGCGACATATCAAAGAGGAGTTCAAGGCTCCAGAACTGTCGCTCCCGGGCAAACGCCCTGAGCGCAAGACTCAATCGTCGGTTAAGTTAATAGAGAACTCCAAGAGTCTTTTCGCACCCATTATAGAGCGGTGCAAACAAGTTCAAAACTACATCGCTAACGCATCCGATGATGGCATGGAACCAATCTGGAGAGGCATACTCTCATGGACAAAAGTGTGCACGGATGGCGAGGAGCATGCACTAAGTCTAAGCGCAATGCACCCATATAGCGAAGACCGTATGCGCCAGAAGTTGGCGGAGATTAAAGGTCCTTATGCTTGCGTAAAGATGGACAGCGAGAATCCTGGCATCTGCGGAACATGCCCGCACTTTGGAAAGATTACAAACCCATTGATATTAGGGAGAACCCTAGCTACTGACAATACGGCGAAAGTGATACCGCTCAAGCCTGTGGAGGAATTTGATGAAGAAAAAGAATACGGCGCAGATTTAGAGGAAGGCATACCAGACGAGGCAGACGAAGACCATAGTCCAACTGTGGTGCGCCCAGAGCCACCACGCGGCTACAGCTATGGGGATAACGGTGGAATTTATTGTGAAAGAGAAGAGACAGATGCAGAAGGGAAGAAGCGTGTTCGCCATATCGAGCTTGTACCTTATGATTTGTTTGTGGTTGATCTGCTTAAGTTGGAAAATGAGCACATGGTGCACATGGCGGCAGTACGCTCAGAAGGAGTTAAGACCCTCACGTTTCCACAGAAAGCCGCTGTTAGTAAAGATGAGACTTTAAAGAATTTAGCCACGCATAACATTCTAGCCTCATACGGATCTGGGAACGACAAGAACCTATTTGATTACGTACGCGCTTGTGTCAACGACGCATCAGTCAATAAGAAACCTATTGAAGTACCTTTGCAATGCGGATGGCAAGAGGATAATTCTTTTGTCTACAACTATAGGGTTTTCACTAAGGACGGACGGGAGACTACGATCCCTATGCCGGGGCTTGAGAACATCAATCGCAACACAAACAACAAGGGCAACTTGGACGAGTGGCGCGAGGTCTGGAATCTCTTTATCAAGCGCAAGATGAACACGCTCTTGGCAGTCGCTTTGGATTCGTTTGGTTGTCCACTCATGCGTTTCACAGAGTTTGAAGGCTTTACTTGGGCACTTAGTTCTAACGCATCCGGTACAGGCAAGTCGCTCACGCTTAGCGCCAAGGCAGGAGTCTGGGGTCATCCAATCCGTTACCGTACTGGTAAGGGAACATCTCCCGTTGCAATGCAACAGAGGGCAGGCTTGCTAAAGAGCTTACCACTACTCATTGACGAGATCACATCGACTCAGCGTAAGGACATGGAATGGGCACCTACCTTTATATTTGACTTTGCCGAGTCCCAAGGTAAGGAGCGGATGGAGGCTAACGCCAACAAGGAACGCGTCAACAACAGTAACTGGGTTGCGACTTGTACCCTGACATCCAATGAGGTGCTGACCGACTATATGGCGGGGGCTAGGAAGTTCAGCTCAAACGGCGAGCTATTCCGGGTGCTTGAATACAATCCAACTCAACGCCTAACATGGGAGCCAGAAGATCGCGTTACCCTTAAAAAGCTTAAGCGCAACTACGGGGTAGCCGGAGAAGCATGGATTCGGTGGCTTGTTAAGAACCAAGACGTAGCTGAGAAAATGGTTCAGAAAGTTGGCGCAAGGCTAATGCAGACAATGAATTTTGCTGACGACGAACGCTACTGGCATGCCGGTTGTACGACTGTCGTAGCCGCGTCAATACTTCTTGGCAACAAGTATGCAGGAATATTAGATGTGCCAGTTGATGCCATCATCGAAGCGCTACACGACTTAGTGAAGAAAGCCAGGAACGTGATTGCGTCTAATGTGAAGACAGCGGAGGATGTTCTCAGCTCCTATACCGGCGACAACTATGGAAGCTTTATC